TACTGATCACGCTACTGGCTGGGACGTATGTTTCAAGCGAGTAAAGACTGGCCCACTGCCTTACAATGTTGAGTACCAACTCCAAGCATTGAAGTGCAAGCCACGTGCTCTGACTGAAGACGAGCTAGCATCTATTGCTGATCTCAAGTCTATGGACGATGTTATGCCTCGCCCAACAGCAGACGCACAGAAAGAACTGTTAGACCGCCTACGCAATGCAGGCGCAGAAACCGATGACGAAGCACTGGAAGCTGAGTTCAATATCGGATGATCTTATATACAGCAGATTGGCACATAAAGCTGGGACAGAAGAACGTCCCAGTATCGTGGGCTTTAAACCGCTATAATCTATTCTTTGAGCAAGTGTACGAGCTTGAGAAAGAGTGCAGTATGCACATTATAGGTGGTGATCTGTTTGATAGACTGCCAAACATGGAAGAGTTGGAACTTTACTTCAAGTTTATTCGTGGAGTAAAGATTCCAACTGTTATCTATGATGGAAACCATGAAGCTACTAAGAAGTACAAGACCTTCTTTACACAGTTAAAGCAAGTATCGCGGGATATCAACCCTCTGATACACATTGTGGATATTTCTTACGTTGATGAAGACCTAGGTTACGGCATACTGCCTTATACTGATCTTCACCGTAAGGGTAGCATTGAGCAGTTTAACACAAGTCAACCTCTATTTACTCATGTTCGTGGAGAGATACCTCCTCATGTTAAACCAGAAGTAGATTTAGACAGGTTTGAAGACTTTCCTGTAGTATTTTCCGGAGATCTACACTCCCATAGCAACAGTCAACGTAACATTGTATACCCTGGTAGTCCTATGACTACTTCTTTTCATAGAAGCATAGTTAAAACAGGCTACTTGCTTATCAATGAACAGGACTGGAGCTGGATGTGGGAAGAGTTTAGACTACCGCAGTTATTGAGAAAGACAGTATCAAATCAATCTGATATGGTACCAACCGACTACCACCATACAATCTATGAAGTAGAAGGCGATATTCAAGAACTTGCAGGTGTTAAGAACTCAGACCTCCTCGATAAGAAAGTAGTTAAACGAAAATCAGAGGCAAGCCTGATTATAGATAAAGATATGTCGATACAAGAAGAACTAGCAGAGTATTTGGCATATATTTTAGAATTACCAGAAACCTCAATACCAGAGATAATAGGAACATACAATGATTACGCTTCAAAAGTTGAAATGGGATAATTGCTTTAGTTACGGTTCTGGTAACGAGTTAGACTTGGATGATAACACAGTAACACAAATTATTGGTACTAACGGAATGGGCAAGTCGTCTATTCCGTTAATCATCGAAGAAGCTCTGTACAACAAGAATTCTAAAGGAATTAAAAAAGTTGATATTCCAAACAGACATATCAATGAAGGATACAACATATCTCTTACTTTCACTAAAGACGGTTCGACATATGAGATCACCATCAAACGTAAGTCTAGTATCAAAGTAAAACTAGAGAAAGATGGTGAAGACATTAGTAGTCATACGGCTACTAACACATACAAGACTATTCAAGGTATTATTGGAATAGATTTCAAAACATTCTCGCAGTTGGTATATCAAAATACTAATGCGAGCCTGCAGTTTCTTACAGCAACAGACGCTAACCGTAAGAAGTTCTTAATCGACCTTCTTCAGTTAGAGCATTATGTAGAGTTGTTCGAAGTATTTAAAGCCGCTTCGAAAGAAGCAACTTCAAAGAGTACAAACGTTTCAGGTCAGTTAGCGACCGTAGAAAAATGGTTGGAAAATAACAAACTTGAGAGTACCGATGTACTACCCCTGCTAAAAGTAGAAAGTTCGTTGGAAGAACACGAGAAAGATCTCCGTCATTGGACGAATGAACTTGATAAGTGGACTGAAAATTCTGATAAAATTTCTAAGAATAACGGATATAAAAAGCAGCTCGATGCTATAGATATTGACACTCTAAATGCAGACCAAGTAGAGTTTATAGAGTCCGAAGATCTTATGTCGGAGATTGGATCAATTAGAGCAGTCGCTGCGGGTGCGAAGACAACCCTAAATAAACTAGGAAAAGTACACGATGAATGCCCTACCTGTAAGCAACCTATCGACAATTCGGTAGAGAAAGCTATGGTCGAAGTAGAGCAGAAGAAATTTGCAGAAGCAAAGGAGAAATTAGATGAACTTACAGAACAGCTTAAACAAGTTAAAGCAAATAATGGAAGATTTGAAAGTAACACAAAAGCTATCCGAGATTGGGAAATGCTTTATCAGGCTTATGACAGCTCTATCTCTGCGGATCATGTGGATAGTGCGGAGCTTGAAGCCAGCGTTGGTGACAGCCGTAGAGGAGTACAAGAAGCAAAAGCGCAGGAGTCAAAACTTAGGGCCGAGAACGAGCGTAGAAACAAACTCAACACAAGACTCCAAGTAATCCAAGAACAGACTGACGACTTTAAAGCGCAGAAAGAAAAACATAAAGCAGACCTCGTTGAATTACAAAGTAAAGAAACGACTCTGGACATCTTGAAGAAGGCATTTAGTACAAATGGCTTGCTTGCATACAAGATTGAAAATTTAGTAAAAGAGCTAGAAGAGTTGACAAATACTTATCTAGCCGAACTATCTGATGGTAGGTTTACCCTAGAGTTTGTGGTATCGAACGACAAACTTAATGTACAGATTACAGATGCAGGAAGCATTATTGATATTCTTGCTCTCTCTTCTGGAGAACTTGCCCGAGTTAACACCGCTACTCTACTAGCTATCCGTCAGCTAATGAGTAGTATTTCAAAGTCAAGAATCAATGTTTTATTTTTAGACGAGGTTATCAATGTACTCGATGAGACAGGAAGAGAGCGTATGGTAGAAGTATTGCTTCGAGAAGATTTAAATACTTATATCGTATCGCATGGTTGGACTCACCCCCTCCTCGAAAAGATTGAAGTCGTCAAGGACGGAAACGTCAGCGTACTGGAGTAGAGATGTCGGCAGGTAGAAGAAGACTATGGTGGAGACACCTTAAAGCACAAGAAGAACTGGAACTCAAAGAGTCCAAGATAAAAGAGGAAGAAGATGGTAGATTCGAGAGCGAAGGGAGCGAGAGGCGAGTACCTAGTGAGGGATATGTTGAGGGACTCGACGGGTCTCAAGTTTGAAAGAGTGCCCGCCTCTGGAGCATTAGAGTATTTGAAAGGGGACTTATATGTCCCTAATCAGCGCAATCATTTTTGTATTGAAGTAAAGAATTATAAAGACTCTGCATTGACAGACAAAGTATTCACACAACCTAAGACAAACAATTTGATTCGCTGGTGGAAGAAAGTAGTAATACAAGCGGCAGGTGGCGATCAAAAGCCAATGCTATTTTTTAAATATGACCGTTCTAAAGTATTTGTATGCACAGAACAGAAGCCTGAGAATACACAACAGTATTTGTATATAGCCTTTCTGGATTGTTATGTATTACTTGCAGAGGATTGGTTAGCAGCAGAAAAAGTGGAGTGGATAGGTGGCTTTTAGTTTTAATGAAGCAACATCAGGTAAAGAAAGTAAGACTATAGTAATTGATGCCTTGAACTTGGCCTTCCGTTGGAAGCATCAAGGTAGAACAGACTTTCGAGATGACTATGTACAAACTGTAAAATCCTTAGCCCAGTCATACAAATGTGGTAATATTATTATTACCGCAGACTGGGGCTCTTCCAGCTATAGGAAGGGTATCTTACCAGAGTACAAGCAGAATCGAAAAGATAAGTACGAAACACAAACAGATGCAGAGAAGCAGGCATTTATAGACTTCTTTGATGAATATGAAGGCACACTAGAACTATTGGCAGAGTCGTTTCCTGTTCTTCGTTATCAAGGTGTAGAGGCAGATGATCTTGCTGCCCACCTGGTAAAGCGTAAGAAAGAGTACGGTTTAGAAGAGATTTGGCTAGTATCGAGTGACCGAGATTGGGACTTGTTAATTCAGGATGGCGTAAGTAGATTTTCTTATGTAACCCGTAAAGAAGTCACAATCAATAATTGGAGTGAGCATTACAATGTAACTCCTGAAGAGTACATCTCCTTTAAATGTTTGACTGGAGATAAGGGCGACAACGTACCAGGCATTAACGGTATAGGCCCAAAACGCGCAGAGTCACTAATCAAAGATTATGGCGATGCAATGACCATCTATGACAACATACCTTTAGACGGTAAGTATAAGTATATTCAAGAGCTAAATGCAAATGCAGAACTGCTCTTGACAAACTATGAGTTGATGGATTTAGTAACATATTGCGATGACGCAATTGGTGCAGACAATGTGTCTGATATACAGCGGAGAATGACAAATGCAGATTGATTATAAGAGAGACAACTATCTATCAGAGTTTAGTATTAAAACTTTAGAAGATCGTTATTTAGTAGAAGGGGAAAAGTCTCCCCAGGATGCGTTTGCACGAGCAGCAAGAACCTTCGCTGACGATGAAGCACACGCACAGAGATTGTATGACTACGCTAGTAAGCTGTGGTTCATGTTTAGTACGCCTGTTTTGAGCAATGGCGGCACTAGCCGTGGCATGCCTATCAGTTGCTTTCTAAACTATGTTGAAGATAGCCGAGAAGGTATCACTGGTCACTATACTGAGAATGCGTTCTTGTCTAGTGTAGGCGGTGGTATTGGGGGTTGTTGGAACGATGTACGATCAGTAGGAAGTAAAACCTCTGCGGGGTCAGAGTCAACTGGAGTAATTCCTTTCTTGAAAGTGGTTGATGCAGAAATGCTCGCTTTCTCACAAGGTGTAACAAGACGAGGTAGTTATGCAGCATATTTGGAAATGTCTCACCCAGAGATTGAAGAGTTTCTGGACATTCGTAAGCCTACAGGCGGAGACGTTAATCGCAAGTCTACTAACTTGCATCATGCTGTCACTGTTTCTGACGAGTTTATGGAGCTGATCGAAGGAGCTACAAGAGAAGAAGGTTTCGATGATTCATGGGATTTAGTAGATCCACACAGTGGTGAAGTTACGAAGACTGTATCAGCTAAGACACTTTGGGTAAAGTTGATCCAAAATCGTGTAGAGACTGGCGAACCATACATTATGTTTAAAGATACAGTTCAGGCCGCTTTACCACAATTTCAGAAAGATGCAGGGTTGCAGGTACATCACTCAAATCTTTGTTCTGAAATTACACTGGCTACAGATGATCAGCGCACAGCAGTATGTTGTTTGTCAAGTGTAAATCTGGAAGAGTATGACGAGTGGAGCCAGAATGAGCAGTTCATTCCTGATCTAGTACGAATGTTAGACAATGTACTTGATCACTTTATCGCCAATGCCCCTAACGAGCTATACAGAGCGAAGTTAAGTGCAGAAAAAGAAAGAAGTATTGGCCTGGGTGCTATGGGTTTCCACGCTTATCTTCAGAGACACAACATTCCGTTTGAGAGCGTGCTTGCAAAAGGTGCAAACAACAGAATGTTTACAAGAATTAAATCGGAGGCAGTACGTGCAACAAGACAACTTGCAACAGAAAGAGGGGAGTGCCCTGATGGTAAAGGCTACGGCGTACGTAATGCTCACTTGCTTGCCGTTGCTCCTAATGCTAGTAGTAGTATTATATGTGGTAATACAAGTCCTAGCATTGAGCCTTACCGGGCTAATGCTTTTACGCAGAAAACTAAAAGCGGTAGTAGCCTTCTTAAAAACGAATACTTACAGCACGCACTTCAAGAAATAGATATGGACACGGACGAAGTTTGGAAGAGTATCATTACAAACGGTGGATCGGTTCAACAACTAGAGTTCTTAGATGATTATACTAAGGATGTATTTAAGACAGCAGTAGAGATTGACCAGAAGTGGGTTATTGAGTTTGCAGGGGATCGACAGAAGCACATTTGCCAAAGTCAGTCACTAAACGTATTCTTCCCTGCTAATGTTTCAAAGCAGGAACTGCACGCGATACACATGGCAGCATGGAAGCAGAAAGTAAAAACTCTATATTATCTACGAAGTGAAGCGATAAAGAGAGCCGAGACAGTATCAGATGAAGCACTACGAAAGTATATCTTCGATACTATTGATGAAAATGATTGTTTAGCGTGTGAGGGTTAAGATGAGATTACTTAAATTTAGTGCAGAATGGTGTCAACCTTGTAAGATGTTGGCAAAAACGTTGGAGGGGGCTAATCTCCCCTATACTATCTCAAGTATTGATATTGATGATAGCCCAAACTTAGCAGCGGACTACAAAGTTCGCGGAGTACCTACAATGATACTTGTAGATGATAATGATAAAGAAGTAGGCCGCTTAGTCGGAGTTAAGACTAAAGCCCAGATAGAGGAGTTTATAAGTGAGTAATTTACTAGAAGAAAGAGAATACTATAAGCCGTTCAATTACCCGTGGGCATTTGAACATTATAAGTCACAGCAGCACATGCACTGGTTGCCTGACGAAGTAAATCTTGCTGATGACTTGAAAGATTTTCGTGAGAACCTTAGTCCAGGGAACAAGTCACTCTTAGCAAACATCTTTCGTTTCTTTACACAGGCTGATGTAGATGTATGTTGTGGCTATGCTACACATTACCTGCCAACCTTTAAGCAGCCAGAAGTACGAATGATGCTATCAGCTTTTGCAGCTATGGAAGCAGTACACCAGGAAGCATACTCGTTGTTACTAGAGACACTTGGGTATGGAGATGATGAGTACAAAGAGTTCATGAAGCATAAGGCGATGATGGACAAGCATGAGCATCTTAGCAACTTCGGTATGGACTCTAAGATGGATATTGCGAAAACAATGGCTATCTACTCAGGTTTTACCGAAGGGGTGCAGTTGTTTAGTAGTTTTGCTATTCTGTTGAACTTCCCTCGCCACAACTTGATGAAGGGTATGGGACAGATTGTTACTTGGTCTGTTCGAGACGAAAGTCTCCACGTTGAAGGAATGTCACAGTTATTCCGTACATTCATTCAAGAGAACCCAGAATTGTGGAACGATGATCTGAAGTATGAGATCTATTGTGCCGCAGAGCGATCAGTAGAGCTAGAAGATGCGTTTATTGACTTATGTTTCGAAGGTGCAGATGTCCCAGACCTCACGCCAGAAGATGTTAAGTTATATATTCGCTATATTGCAGATCGTAGACTGTTAGGACTAGGTTTGAAGAAGATTTTTGGAAGTGATAAGAATCCTTTAGATTGGCTAGACTATATGCTAAACGGCGTTGAACACGCTAACTTTTTTGAAAACAGAGCCACCGAGTATTCCAAAGCGAGTACAACTGGAAATTGGCAAGATATATTTAAATAGGAAATAGACATGACAGAAGAAGTAAAGACAGTAACACTTAATGATACACAATATAACGTAGATGATATGAGTGAGAGAGGGCAGTATATTGTAGCTCAGTTAGGCGAGATTCAGCAAGAGAGCCAGGAAATGAAGTTCAAGCTCGATAGACTAGAGATCGCTAGAAAGGGTTTTGTTGAGTTGTTGCAAGCAGAAGTAGAAGATCAACCTGCCGAAGCAGAGATTCAAGAAGTAGAAGGGTAAAAGAAAGGGGGCTATTGCAGCCCCCTTTTTATGTCTTACCAAGTCCCGATTGCGACTCTCTTCCATGTATTAGTTGCAGTACATATGTAAATATAGTTAGTATCCCATACAATTTGTCCTGCTGTTCCTGCAGCAGTAGCTGACGCAGGTGTCTCATTAGGAATAACAAGATCCCCATCAATAGTTGTAGTACAAGTACCAACCCCGCCACCAATATTGATATTAGTAGTAGAGCCAGAAGCGCCCGCATTACCAATATTAACAGTATTAGTTTTACCGCTCGCAGTAGCACCCGCACTAATTTTTATAGTTTGAGTATCAGTACTTCGACCAAATTCAAACACTCCCGTACTAGAAGTCCCGCCTACCTTAACCGTACCTCCAACAGTACTGAAAGCAACATTACCGCTGGCGGTCAGCCCTGATTGAGAGACAATAGAACTTGCAGTTCTGAGTCTGCCGGAAATATATACGTCTTTTTCAAACGTTGCGTTTTTATATACGCCTAAGTTTCCTGTAACTTGAGTAGATCCTGAGGATTCTATAACAGTACCTGGGTTATTTACAGTATACTGAACAACATTATCGTCTGTTAGGCCCACAATAATTGCGACGTTCGCAGCCTGATTAAGGTAGATACCTGTAGGGCTTAGCTCTTCATTTGCTGTATTAGCGAAACCTGCAAACGACATAGTTGTAATATCGAAAGCTGTAGCAAGAGCGAAACTAATAATATTTCCTCTATCTCTACAGGCAATGTGTGCTGTTTTACCGTCTACAGAGAACTCAATAGCCTGTACTAGAGTAATCTCATCCATCATCTCTAGGCTATCTTTAAAGGTATCGAATTGAACCTCAGCATCTGGCGCGACAGCAATAGTACCACTAGATACTCCGATGCCTGCAATATCATATGCACTGCTGAGATCATAGGAATAAATAATATCCTTGCCATTGGCACCCGCCTTACTAGAGCCTACAAGTATAATTTTTGTCCCGTCTGCATTGAATCTAAACCCTGTAGGATTAGTGTCTACGTTGTCAGAGAAATCACGAGTAACTACAGCGGAACTCGAGAGAGTTGTTATGTCCCAATTTGTACCAACTGTATAATATCTTAGCTGATCAGAGCCTCCGTCAAGAGTCCAGAGTTTGCTGCCGTCTGCGCTAAATACGAGATCTTGAGGGTTGCCACCATGGGCGACATTGGCCTGCCCTACATGAGCAACTGTGCTGGAAAGATCGTAGGCAGAAGATACACTATATTGCTGAACCCTGTCGCTTTGTGTACCTATAACATACAACTTTGTGCCGCTGTCTCCAAAGATAGCACCGCCAGGATTAGTCTCCTGCCCCGCTGTACTAAACTCTTTACCTGTGTACTCCCAGTTTACAGCTGTTTTATTCGTGTCTTCTCTAATAATACTAGAGCCAGTCTTAAATTGAGTAGCTTTTGCTGTGCCTACAACATCAAGAGCTTCTTGCGGACTTGAAGTGTTAATACCAACACGATTCTGGTCAGCATCTGTTTTTAGAAGATTAGTGCTGCCATCATCTTGAAAAACTATAAAGTCTCCGTTTGTGCTAAACTTAAATGTGGCTTTAGCATCCGCAGGAGTCTTATTCCTGTAGAAAGTCATTGCTCCAAAATCGGAACCGCTTCCGAAGGAGCTTATATAGCTATTACCGCCTTGGTGACTGATCTTAAACTGCTCATTGCCATCACTATCGTTCATAAGAAGTATAGGGTTGTCGTCGAGTACAGTAAGACTGGTAAACTTACCCGTACTAGGAGTAGCAGCTCCGATAGTTGCACCATCAACCGTACCACCGTTAATATCTGGCGAATTGATAGCAGGAGTATTTAGTGTTTTATTATTTAGTGATAGTGTATTGCTTGCTGTAGCCACGACTGCTGTATCAACGGCTACGGTTACCGCACCACTAGTACCACCACCAATCAATCCATTACCAGTAATAACATTAGTAATGTCACCTTGGATGTTAGCGGTTTGATCAGCTACGTACGCTTTTACAGATTGTTGAGAAGGTGCACGAGTGGCACTATTAGTACTAAACCCATCTTCGTCTATAATATTATTTGCGATTCGAGCATCTGCACGAGTATTTGTGAAGTACAGATTTGAACCTTCTGAAAGGTCTGTTGTAGTGGCTGCTGCTATACGAGCATCTGCACGAGCATTTGTAAAGTAAAGATTTGAACCTTCTGAAAGGTCTCCAGTGTCTGCGGCCTGTATACGAGCATCTGCACGAGCATTTGTAAAGTAAAGATTTGAACCTTCTGAAAGGTCTCCAGTGTCTGCGGCCTGTATACGAGCGTCTGCACGAGCATTTGTAAAGTACAGATTAGTACTACCTTCGGTAATTTCGTCTGTGTTATCTTTGCCTGCAACTTGTGAATCTACATATGCTTTAATCGACTCAGAAGTAGAAAGAGTAGTAGCACTTGCACCAGACATATCGTCGGCATCAAGAATATCTGTAATTGCTACAGCACCAGTACCGGACAAGGAGTCAAACTCAACTAGTCCAGTTACGTCGATACCGTTAGAGGTAGTCTCGAACTTTTTACCGTAGTTGTGGTATAGGTTAATCGCACCACCTGGTACAAACGTGGCAGAGAGTGCGAGATTATTCGAGGTACTTCCAAGCGTAATACTTGGGCCGTCCGTCTGAATAAATAAAGTGCCTGCGCCTGTGTCTCGAATATAGCTCTCATTAGATACATGGAAGATTTCCATATCTGTATCCTGCAAGCTTGTTGATGCTCCAAAACCAAGTATACTACCATCGTGCACTTTTAGAGTGTTTGCATTGCCCTGCCAGCGAATATTTCCGCCATTAGTACCTTGCATAGTAAAGAAGTCCGTAGCAACACCATTGCTAGCGTTCATCTTCTCAGAGTCCACTTCTGCAAGAGCAGCCTGTACATTTGTAGCGGCAATGCCTCCAGTAGGAGTAAAAGTTACACCTGTCGCAGTGGTAGAGGCAGCAGCAGAAAGGGTATCACCTACGAGGGTGATAGGAGTTTCTGTAATACTTACCCCATTAACAACTTCTGTAATTTCTAAAGTAATCTTTGACATTAACGAGTGACCTCCTGCGTAACAGTAACAGTGCCTTCGAGAAGGCGAGTTACGATACCTGAATCTACAAGCTCCAAGTCATAGTAATAGCGTCCTGCTGCAATTGCAGAGGTTTCGCTGTTTGATAACTTAGCTGTGATTTTTCCTGTGACACTGCCGTCTTCTACGAGGCAAGTGAAAGTTTCCGTAAGTGTGGAAGAGTCTTTGGTTGGTCTAAGTTGCGCTCGCGCAGTATCACCGGAAAGACTCTTAGCTGTTCCTGACTCCTTTACGATAAATTCCAGGGCAAAGTCGGTCCCTTGGTCGATGATTAGGTTATAGCGTGCTGCGCTCATATGATTTCCTCCATTACAGAATTATAACTAAGTTGACATTCTATGTCAAGGTTTATTTTTGAGAACCCCTCTATGAGAGGTTCCCTATTTTTACTCGCGGTGTGCTTTCCGTACCGCTATAGATTTCGATAACATCATTCACTATCTCAAGTCGAGAAGTGTTTGTAGAAGATGTACTCTTTAATGTGAAGTCTCCATGATTTTTTATAGAGAGGTTCGTACCGTCAAACTTAATAAAATCATTATTATCTCCAAGAGCAAACTTAGCTTTGTGATCGACAACCTCGCCATTGCCCTCCCAGCCTAAAAAGAATCCATTAGTACCGCTGCTGAAAGTACTCTTTCCTGCGGAGTATATTTTACCTTTGTTGGAACTACTCTGGGTAGTACCAGAAGTACCTAACACCATACTACTCTCTACCAACAATGTCTTCGTTCTCACATCATTCGCATTAACTGCATTGGCAGAAAGTGTTCCGTCAACGATCATACTTCCGTAGACTTTCTCCGCTACTAGAGTACTCCAAAAATTATGGTCTCTTGCGGTAGCACCTAGTGCAGCTGCTTCTGCCTCAGTTATGTGAGGTCCAATATATATGCGCTCACCTGCTATATACGTATCACCCATATAGGGATCGCCGGTGGCATCCTCTACCACTTCAATTCTGAAACGGTCTCCGTTACGAAGCCTTTTTACTCCATCAGCGTCAGGAGTAACGAGAGTGGAGGCTATTTTTATGGCGGAAGTCGAGGTGCTGTTTGCCATTTCTGTATGCCCAATATGTACGTTTACCCCTCCGCCACACCAATCTCGTGTACGTCCGAATGTAAGTGCAGCCGGGACAGTCCCTGGGGTGGTTATCGTAGAGTGTTGGTACTCAGTAAATGTATCGCCCCCTGAAGTAGTCTCAGTAGGAGTTCCTGTAATAGAAAGCGTAAGATTACCAATATCGCGAAGCCCGGGGATTTTTTCAATTGAATAACGTACCGCACCAATTGTAACATTTTGATCGTCTTCAATAGCTACATCAAACTCTATAATATTTTGGTCAGTATTAGCATTATAGAAAGTGCCAGTTAGCGTCAAAGAGGCAGACCCCAGTTGTACCGCAAATCTAGAGCCGCCGGTTATTTCGGTAACGGTTCCCCAGTGCCAAGTACCACTAGCAGGAGAGTTACCTCCATCGTATGGCATATTACTGCCGTTCTTTACTATCTTAACAACAGAAGCAAACTGCTCTGCCGCAGGTACAGCACCCGTAGAAAGTGCACGTAGTTTCTGCCCCATGTTAGTAGCAGTTACAGTAAATGTATTGCCTGGTATGCCCTGATTACCATCACTTGTAATTCTGTTACCTGTAAATGTAACCTCGGCCGTAGCAAAATACTCTGACCCTAGATACGTATCTCTGAAGGTTACTCTAACTGTCCCTGGTGTCGCGGTAAAGGCATTTGGAGGAGTAAACACCAAGTCTGCATCAGTACTGAAATCCTGTAACAAAGTCGTTGAACCTACACCAGTTACTTGTTCGAATTTATAGGCAGCAGTGCCTAATCCGTTAATGCCTTGTGCAGTAATAGTCGCAGTTGCATTGTAGTTAGAGTCTATACCAGTACCGTCTGTTTCATAAGTGAAACTAGTACCAGGCTCGACTCTTAAATCTACGCCTCTTAATACGTTTGCAGCCAGGTTTGTGCCTTCTATACCCGCTACCGTTGCAGGTTCGAACACAGAAAACTGTCGTCTGGATACAGCACCTGCGATATTCTGTACAGGCGCATCAACAGCATAACGTATCCAATAGTATCTTGTAGTATTACTCTGTGAGACCTCTGTTACAGGGTCGGTAAAAGTACTAGTATCAAGTCTGCCTGCTAGTAAAGTAGCTCTAAAAGTAATAGTTTGGTCGTTTGTCCAAGTAAAGGGGCTACTAAGAGTTATGACATTACCATTAACTGCGGTGACTTCGATAGTTTGATTGATTTCTCGCATCTGCCCAGTACCTGAAAAAGTTCCGGTGCTGCTTGGTACTACTAAGTCCCCTACACCAAAGTTAGTCTCAGAGCCTGCATCCAAGGCGGCCCAGTTGGTGTCTCCTACAACCGAGATTTCATATACCGCAATAGGGTAGGAGTCTCCACTAGCTATAGTTTTAATACTAGTGCCGTTAGCCAGAGTGGTTCCTACTGCAACATCTGAAGCGTTATCAACAGTTAGGGAGGTAGACTCTGTTCCTGCACCATTTGCTACAACATCAACTGTTCGTTTATTTTTTGTGCTACTAAATACTTGGACATCATGAGTTGCTGGATTGTATCCTGCTCCATGTCTCCAAAGTAGTTTAATACCTCCAATACCTGCTTGCGAGCCTGTTGTTGCAGTTAGACTGTTAGGCGGCTGCATTTGGTCTAGGACTACTGTGCCTGGTCCTGACTGTTTGTTGGCTACTCCATCTGAGTCTTTTGTTGCATTAACAATATAAGCACCATCAGAGTGTTCCTCTGCTGTTACGGCTACCTGGCCGTTCTCTAAAAAGTTAAGGTTAGTTATTCTCCACAGCTTATCGTCCCATCCAAATCTCTCGTAGGTTAATGCAATAATCTCACCTGCTAGCAGTAATATCCCTGAAGGTCTAGTATTGAATTGAATCTCAAGGCCGTTTCTAGACTCATCAAGAAACTGTTTTATATTGAATCTGGCGTTAAAGTAATTACTTATGCTAGGAGTGGCAAAGCTGCCTTTCTTAGGCACTCCGTTATCTTCTCTCAAGTAGGTTGAGTTAAAAAAGCTTACGGATCGTGTTTCGAACCCGTTCTGAGGATCTACTATACTTGCACTAACGCTGTTATAGGTCTTCTTGCTGCCCTTATCTGTCAGCTTTATCTGGCCTACAATATCTTCTTCTTTGACTTTTTCATATGCTGATAGCGAAGGAGACTTGCTCTTAACACTTAACTGATAAGAGCCGTTGGCGTATCGAAGGATACCGTTAAACTGCCTCAACATACCGTTGATATTTTCAAATACAGTATTCGTGGTCTGAATAGTTTGGTTTAACTGGTGTCTGGTTACATTTCTTTGAGCCCTGCTATCCCAGCCTAGGTATTTCCAATATTTTACATTGTCCGAGTCATATAAGGTATACCCGGAGGCCGTTAAAGATCCTCCACCATCTCTGCTTTTTACAAGAGGGTTGCCGTCTCCTGCAGTTATGTCTGGATCTCCATCTACTAGTAGTGCACTCACTCCAGACCCTGAGACTATGTTTAGCTGTAGGCCTGTTATGTCACTGCTGGTTCCTCCAACAAAGTCGGGTAGTGTTCCTCCAGTGCCACTTTTTCTACGTAAACGTGTTACTCCGGAGCTGTCTATCTTCCATACCGCCTGCCCCTCCGCATAGTAGTTATAGCTGTCCCACTTTTGTGCAATTTTACCTATAACATCTGTGAAGGTCACTTCTCTATAATCAGCAGTTTTACCTTCTATATTAAAAGAAGCACTAACACTCTTAACAGTGCCTTGGAAATGTAAACTACCTCCGAAGCTTCTCTGATATACACTCCCTATACCAGGGATAGCACCAGATATAACTACTATAACATCAGAGCGAGTATCACATTGCTGTGCTGCCGCTTTGAATGTAGCCAAATCAATATCCGACTCTTTTAGTCCTTTACCATATCTTTTACTTTGCATATAATCTAACAGTTGCATTGCAGGGTTGATACTAACTCTTGCATCTTTTTTAGTTGTAATGCTATATAAATCTGATGCTTTAGGCTCATACCCAGGATCCCAGGCCTCTCCTACAAAGGCTACAACATCATTAGATGATGTAAGCCACGAAATTATCTCTCTTTCTTGTACATAAGGAACATTTGTAGTAGAGTCAAATCTATAAAGAGTTACAGTGGCTCCAACATACTCAAGAGAGTTCGAAGCAGTACTAGCTAAGTTAGGTGTGCCGCCTGAGGGAAATTGTATAGCATTACGTAGAAGTATTTCATCTACGTCTATCTCGGATATATCTGGTGTAACATCAGAAGGTAGGTTAACTACATCAGAAAGTTGGTTCGATGAGCTGTCGTAATCACCAAAACCAAAGGAAGAAGTAGATAAAATACCTCTTGGATTATTACCTTTTCTTAGTCCGAACATAGCCTTTCTTTTAGGCGCAGGGTCATTTACTCCCGGACTAAGCTCATAAACATCAGGAGCATTCACTGCTAGTTCGAATGCGGAACTTACGTTACTATCAACCACGAATTTGCCCGCAGCTTGAGTAGTTGCAAGATCTGCGGAAAGTTTAGAGGTAATTGACCCTGTTTTAATTATAGCACTGCCGACGTGCATATGCCACTCGGTACCGCCTTCGCCACTTTGAGTAGACATACGAAGCTTATAGCCTGTAGGCGTAGGTGAGGTAGCCCATCTAAAACGATGTTGGGTCTCCCCGTCTCCATCAAGGAAAGACCACTTATCTATAATTGTTGTTGTTATTTCAGAAAAGCCCTCCCCTGTTAGGTAGACGGTATCCCCTGCATTAAAGTTATTAGGATTCTCGTTGGAAAAAGCGGCACGATGAGAGTAACTACCATCATAGTTATAACAGTCTACGTCCCTGCCCCTTACGACGAAGTCCAACGAAGGAAGCTGAAATTCTCCCGCTGCGATTTGATACTCTCCTACACAATATGCAGTATCTAGAACCCTATGGTTAGGGGTCCAATAAGACGAAGGGTTTCCTTCAAAATAGTCATTCTGAATCTTAAATAATCCACCATCTGCTTTTTCGACGAGCATATGATTAGCTCTTTGGCTAGAAGTACCTTTATGAAATACTAAAGTACAGTTAATAGGAGTTGTGAATCTATAAGCCTCTTCGTGTTGTATGCCTTTAAAACCTACCCCTCCCGCATCCATAGTTCGCGTTTCTTGTGTATAGTAATGGCTGCCATAAATGGGCTCGTCCTGAGCACCGTCATTGGCTAGCTTAGCTTGAAACATATTGCTAAGCCTGCCGGACAGGGAGGGCCTATTAGTAAAAGTAGTGTGCGTATATATACCTACACCCTGCGAAGCAGGTGTGCCAACCAAGCTATTTCCTGCATCTTGTCTTCCTTTACAAACTACCTCAACATTTTCCTCTTCAGACTGAGAAGAGCGGGCAGCAGAATCCTTTTCGTCCACACAAATAGTCGACTTGTCGTCAATAATAATATCCAGCACGCCTCCGATGCTTCCCTCACATAAGGCGTATCCTGCGTACACTCTTGTGGTGTTATTCTTTAAGTTATCAAAAAAGAAAGGGATACTATCAATTTTCTGGACGCCATAAACCACAGGAAGAGCCTGGGCCTTAAGATTTAGTTTCAGATCCACATCTGTTGGTACATCTACCTCATACTCTTCTTGTATTGCCTTTTTACTCAGTCCCAGATTCTTCTTTTTATATCTCAGGCGAGTTCTAGTTTCTTTTTTATTATAAGTAGCTATAAGATTAAGTGCAAGCTCTGAGTGTGCGAAACCCATATCTCCCGCATACTCTTGTCGAAGTAGCATATTTTTATCTGGACGACCTGTAACGTCTAAAGCTCTGTGCTCAGCGTCTTGGGTTATTCTATTTTGTACTCTTACAAAGTCTCCCCAATGGCTGGAAAGGCTCCATGTCATTACAGTACCCTTTTTCGGGTCTTCGGTCAGGGCAGCATTAGAAATTATGCCTTTAAATAAAAGCATAGCACCGCCAGAAGTATAAGTAGATCCTGGACCTGTAAAGCCGGGTCTTCCTCCTATAATTGCATTCGTATTAGGGTCCATATGTACACGATATATAGTGACTTCTCTATTGATATAATTTGTGTAAGATACATTGCCATTACCTAAAATCAAAGTATTAAGTTCTTCAGAGATCTGTGAGATAGTATATAGACTAGAGGTGTTTTGAGTATTCCAGGTACCTCCTGCGGTGGTTGCCTTGAGTGTGGTACCTCCACTTGTAAATCTATTAACTATAACAGATAAACCTGTGTTAGTTCCCCCTCCGCCAAATAGGAGCTTATCTCCTTCCACAAACCCTTGCTCTGACAGATCAATATCTGTAACAATAGTATTCTGATCAGCATTAAAAGTACAGCTAGCACTTATAGTAGTACCCAAAGAAGTAGCGTCTAGGTTCAGTGAGAGCGTGGAGGCTTTTGCCTCGATCCCTTCGTTAATAGTACCTACCTTTAGTACTTTATTGGCATGGTAGATTTGCTCTCCGTTTGCGAGAGGCGCAGATAGGCTTGAGTCAAGAGCGTAAGCATCTTGTTGATATTGCTCTCTTCGACTAAAGGTTCCATCATCAAAGGAGATATCTACTGCAGCGTCTGTCAAATAGCTGTAATCTAGCACGGTCTCTGCGCTTATGCCGCTGTAGTTAGTCGATATACTAGGCTTCTCAAACTTTATTAGGTGTGCTACTATATAGGGTTCGTTGTTGTACAATGAGTCGCGTAGCTCATTATTTAAAGGGCGATATGACATTATTTTTGTGCCTCCTGCAATTTAAGGGAAATTTGGTATAAGTTTTTACTGTCGAGAGAGTATCTCTGAGTTGAATCATTTATAATAACTCTCATTAAGGGATTGTGGAATACAAGTTTTGCGCCATCATAAAGATTTCTTTGAAGTGCCGGAACTGTGTATAGTCTTGTAGTCTCGTTGGAGCCGTCCAACGGAGGCTGGTTTTCATAGTTTGTTCGGGTCTCTGCTCTCACTACTTGGTACATTTTTGTGTGGTTTGAGTCAGAATCATCATCAATAGTAAAAAAGTCTCCAGGCTTTGGAGCACCATGAGTACCGTCATCATAACCTGTAAAAGACATCAATATATTATCAGCACCTGCTTTTGTATATGTAGGTTCGGCAGAGGTTAGAGCAGAGGTTCCTGCTGCGGTCGCTACAAACAGCTGACCCACCGATGCACTTGTCGAGCCTCCTACACTGCTCCAGTTAGTTCCGCCAGTCACATCAGTAATCTTGTACTGCTGTCCAACTATAAAGGTGCCGCCTGCCTGAGGCACGTGAGCAGCTAAAGGCTCTTTTCCTAGGCCATCTACGCCCCCTACGGCTTCTGTCGTGGGTCTTACAGTTGTTGCAAAAGTAGCAGACTGGGGTGCTTTGTTTTGAGGGAGGGAAACAAAGAAAGGAAGAAGTCTGCCCTTCTTATGTAATAAGAAACTATTCAAAGGCTCAAACTCTGATCTAGTCAAAGGGTTATAAGTTATTGCTAATTCCCAAGAGTGCCCAGAAGCGATACGAGTAATCACACGACCAGAGTTAGTTCGATCGTTCATTACGTCTTGTTTAGAGGTAACAGATACCGACTTATAGCCGGGACCTGCTCCATTCACTGTAGCTTTACCTGTGTCGCCTATCGTATTATTAGGGTCTGGTAGTATATTTTGAAAAGCCATTATAGTCTAGTTTCCTCTACAGCTTCTAAAAATAGCTGTCCTTGTTCGTTTGCCGCCTCTCTAATCATTCTGATTATGTTTCCTCGTTGTATTATTAGCATATCTTCCACTCCGGAGGCATCAATAGCCTGTATAGAGAAGTTTACGTTAGTTGGTGCCATATTTTGCATATCTGCGGTATCATCTGCCGATGTAATATCTCCAGGTACTGCGGGGGTAAATAGCTCTGGCCCTTGCTCCCCTACGATGAATCCTGTATTGCCGCCTGAAGCTCTATTCTTATACCCTGTAAATGCAGGAGTGAAGTTTTGCATTCCTCCCTGACCAGAAGCCCCTCTCATGTATCCAGTCTCTCCAGCCTGGTTATTGCCTTTGGCAAGATCTACAGAATTAGACCTAGAGCCGACCGACATTGATGAAACACCTCCGCCTACACTACCGCCTCCGCTGAAGCTAGTAGCTTGAATCATTGAGACCTGCTTTGCACCCATAGCGACAACCATAGCTGCCGCGGCCGCACCAAGTGCTGGACCTACAATAGGAATCATCGCTAGAGACGTATACGCAGCAATTGCGCCTTGAGCAGTAGAGATGATTGTTTGAGCAATCTTCATCTTCTTTTCGTCTTCAAAAGCTTTTCGAGCTACCGCGGTTTTCTTGGCTTCCAGAGCCTTTATTTTGCCTGCGGAAGCGGCTGATTGACCATCACGAGCTTTTTCTGCTGCGATTTCTTGATCAATTCCTCTCAGTTTATCAGCAGTAGCAGCTTGCTGCATCTTCATCATTCCACCGATTAAGGAGGAGGCAACCCCTAATCCTGCGCTGATCTTTTCAGAATTTGTAGCACTTGAGTCCGCCATTGTTGAGAGTGCAGTATCGAAAGAAGCTGAGAATCCTTCGATCATCTCCATACCTGCAGAAAGGCTTTCTCCTTCTGGACCTAGGCCTGCCATCGTAGAAGCCGCGCTACCTAGAACCTCTCGCGCTCTATCTCTTTTGTCAAGCGCTATGTTTTTGTCTTCATCTTCTTTTGCAATATTAGTAGTGACCCCTTCTACCCCTATATCAGAGATCGCAGCGGTTGCTGTTTTATTAGCGGCCATTTGTGCATCCATTCGTGCACTTGTTTGCAGTTGCAGTAGCTGATCGTATATTGCAGTATCTAGACCAGCATCTTCGGCCTGTGCTCTTGCAAGCTTGGTTTGTGCTTCTAAAAGCTTATACTCCATTTTAATCGTCTGATGCTTAGCTTTTCTTTCGCTCTCAATAATAGCAAGTCTGTCTTTCTTTGTTTCATCAAAAAGCTTTTTCGCGGCTGCAGCAGGGCTTTTTTCCTTAGCATCTTTTTTCTCAAGCAGATTAGCAACTTTAAGATCGTTCTGCTTTATTTTTAAATTCGATTTTGCAAGAGAGAGGCTGGAAGCGGCCGACTTAGACAATAGATTAAATTTTGCTTTTTCTTGCTGAACCTCTGCTATGGCTACTTTTAAGCTGTCATTTTTATGTGCTGTAATTCGGCCCGAGACTCGGTCTATTTCTGCCTGAACCTTGAGCATATCATTGGTTATAACACCTTCTTTGGTTGATGCTGCTAGGTTTTCATATTTAGCTTGCAAGCCATTGCGGGTCTGTATAAGAGCTTGCTTAGTGAAGCTCAATTCTTCTTTTTTTGCTTCTGCGTTGGCTGAGGAAAATTGAGAAAGAAGTTGGGCGCTGTCGCTCAACTTCTTGCTCTCTATCGCAGAAGTTGCTATAAGAACATTATTTGCAGCTATTTTATCTTGAATGACCTTTAACTGGTCGACAAAACTTCCTGCAAGAGCATCACCGTCCAGCTTTAGGGCCTTCTGTAGTCTGCCTATTTGCTCTATAGTATCTTGTGGTACGGGACGTATTTCTGTCTCTCCAACTAGCTTTGCCTGCTTAGCTACGTTTACTAGGCCCGTTCGTAGACCCTTTACAGAGTCAAAAAGTTCTCCATACTTTCCTGCTTGTTCGTTAGTAGCTTTAGTAGTTTCATTAGCCATTTTAGTCGTAATTTCAATTACTCCAGCTGTTTCTTGTTTAAGAGCCGCTAGAGGATCACTTACGCCTTCGAGAGCTTCTGTAAGGGCTGCAGAGGAGATATTGCCGTCACCGGACAGAACACCACTCTCTACTAAAGTATTATATTTGTCTATCTCAATCGCAAGAGCCTCTGTCATACCGCTAGCTTTTGCTTTTGCTTTTGCCTCTGCTAAGAGCATCCTAATGCTTTCTTTACTTACACTATTATTATCCGCTACTATCCTATTATACTCTTTTTCGGCACCTGACGCGAGCAGGATAGACCTAGACAGGTTAGCGTTTAGAGTCGCCGAGAGCTTTTTATTAGTGGCATCTGCGGCAGCGAGCTTGGCCCGATTTCTTGCCACGTTGTTCTGTCTTTCGGCCAAGTTAGTGAGGGCGTCTGCTTCATCCTCGAGGTCGTCCTCATCTTTGGCCGCTATCATTTTTGCAATGCCTGCGGTAATCTGCTGAGTAACACCTACACGAACAGCTAGTGTTGAAGCGAAGGCTTCTTCTGCATCCTTTACAGATCTCAAGTGCTCAGCTAGCTGTGCGCTGATTCTTGCAAAACTAGAAAAGGAATCGACTACCTCGTCCGTGGCCTTTGCCAGGCCGCTTTTCTTAAACATGTTTCCAAACAAAGGAAGAAGAAGCGATCCAAAGAAAAGTACTTGTCCAATAATAGGGACAATGTTTAGCAATGCAGAACCGAAGAGAGCAGCACTAGCACCAGCAGCCTGAAAGCCGACACGCAAAACATTAAGAGGGCCTGCAGTCCTACCTACAGTAGCCATGTGGCCTCTAGCTGCTCTGGCAGCAACTCGGAAGCCTTCTGCTGGGCCGGACTGCCCAATCATATCTTGAGCAACACTCTGTCTCCGAGCAATGTGAGAAGTGGATCGTGCTCTAGAACCTGCGGAACTTATCTGGCCTCTTCGACCTTCTGTAGCAATTAACTGCTCGGTAGCAATTCTCAATTCTCTTATCTGGTTAAGCTCTATCTGTCTTTGTGCCCGTGTGGCCTCGTTTCCTGTGTTAAGTCGTGCTGCTCTCTGAGTCTCTGATCTTTGTAAGGTCACTAGGTGTGCTCTATACTCCGCCAGACTTAGAGAGCCTGAACGAAACCCAGCTTCAACCGCACGAAGACTTGCAGGTACTGTTTTGAAAGCAGTATTTACTTGTGCAACTGCATTTACATACTGTGTTGATATTGCTCTACCTGCTCTACTGGCCTCAGCAGCTGCAACAGACGCCATAGCTTTATTACTTGCAGAGAGATCTCCAAGTGCGGGTAATATTTTCTTTGTAACAGAGCTTGCAAGGAGCAAAAGCCCTCCGACCATTGCAGTAGGAAAGCTTGATAAAAAATTAACAAGAGGTATAGCACCTTTGTTAATAAAAGTAGTAATATCTTTTACCATGTCTCTAAATTGAGCGGATAACTGAGCAAAAGGCTCTGCATCTACGTTCTCAAAAATCATCGAGAATTTTTTCTGACCTTGTTCAAGAGTAGCATTTAGAAATGCTTGCTGCTTTTGAAAACGGGATAAATCACTTACCACAACACCAATACTATCAGCATATTTTTGTGAGGCTTCATCAAGACGTACCATGATACCCAATTCATCAAGAATTTCAGGTTCAAGTTTTGCAGTACCTTTTACAAGACGAGTAAGTGCATCTCCCATATCTCTTCCGAGAGCGAGAGAAGCACCTTTTGCGACTTTTGTTAGACCTTCTAATTGACTAGTACTAAATCCCGCACTTGTTGCAAGTGCGGTTGCTTCCATTGCCTCTTTCAGAGTAATAGCGCCCTCAGTTATATTTTGAAGATTTTGGGCTACAAACGGAAGATTTTGACCTGCGGCATTACCTACGGCGATCAAACCTTGTTCGAGTTGGTCAAGAGCGGAAGCTCTTTGGAGAGCACCAAAAGCGGCAGTAAGAGCAAATGTGTGTGCCATCAAGGTAGCGTATGCAGCAACAAGACCACCAGCACTACTTGCTGTAGCAGCAAAGGCACGTGTCTGATTGCCCTGCATATTTGAAGCACCGCGGGTAGTTTTATGCAAACGCGCATTAGCTTCCGAGGTTCTATCTATACCCGCAGCTGCTTGGTTTGCTTGATTTGCTATCTGCTGAAGACTTCCATCTTCAAGGACTCTGAACCGCATGGTTACTGTATTGGCCACTAGTGTTTTCTCTTTGCCTTATCCATCTCCCGTTTCATTGCTTTGCGGGAGTCTTCAATGGCCCTTGAGTCTAACCAAGACAATATGTCTAGAAAGTACTCGTTATCCGTTACTTCGTAAATTTCCATGTAATAAGGAAGGTTTGTATAGTCCTTACCCATAAACCCTAGGTCGGGTATGTATCTATCTCCTAAGGCGTTAAATGTATTTAGTGCGTTCTGTATTGTGGGTGGAAAGTCTAGCCAGTCAGGAGGTATCTCACTCTCAACTGGCTCCTTTCCTAACTGATCGCACATCTCAAGATAACGCTCTCTTGTCATCTTTGAGCCACTCTGTTTAAAGAAGCGATCAAGCCTCTGAATCGCTTCCTCTCGCTGGTCCTGCACGAAAGTTATCAAGATCAAAGACTACCTCATTAAGCCAGGTATCAAATTCAGTTGATGAACTTACCAAGGTCTCTGCATTATCTAATGTATAAGGCAGCTCTTGCTCCGAGTCTTGATCGCCGTAGTCTACTAGTAGTAGTGTTTCAAGGTGTCCTAAAGTTAACCCTTTCCAGTCTTTAACTACAGCTTTAGTGAACTCTGTTACGAACTTTTCTTCATCGAGACTCTCTACAACTGCACGAGTTTTACGGTCAAACTTTTGTCCAGTACAACGCTTACGTAAACCATTCAATTCTTTTCGTGAAAGGTTTGCTACTTCTACGGAAAATCCGCTCAAGCCTGGGAAATCTACCCATACGGCTTTGGTGTCGACCATTAACTTCTTTAGGTCCATACTACATTACTCCTATATCTATTTTTGTTTATTAAGTTTTGATGACACCCAACAAGTTTGTTGGGTT